TATCTAATCTAATACTAGATCTTCGTAAAAAGAAAAAGATCCAAGATACATACCTTGAAGGTATTATTAGCGGATTAAGCTCTGATAAAAGACTACGTAGTGGTTTCAATATTCATGGAACTACCAGCGGACGTCTATCTAGCTCTGGAGTAATTAATTATCAAAATATTCCTCGAGACAATAAGGACATCAAAAAGATGTTTAAAGCCCGAGAGGGTTATAAGATAGTTCAGGGAGACTTGAAGACTGCGGAAGTGTATTACGCAGCAGTTCTCAGTAATGACGAATTCTTACAGAAAGCGTTCGTAGAAAAACTAGACTTCCACTCTTACATTGCTAAACAGATTTTCAATTTGCCGTGCAAGGTAGAAGAAGTTAAAAAACTATATCCAGATAATAGACAGTGGGCAAAAGCAATTACATTCGGTATCATGTATCAAGCAGGGCCGGGTAAAATTGCAGAAACTGCTAACGTTACCTATCAAGAAGCTAAAATGTTTATTAATAAATACTTTAGAGAAGCTAGTAATCTAAAGATATGGATTGATCATGCCAATGATTTCATTGCAAGCAATGCCTATATCTATAGCTTCTTCGGCAGAAAGCGCCGACTTCCAGAGAGTAAATCTCCAAATAGAGGCGTAGCAGGTCACGCAATTAGGTCTGGGGTTAACTTCTTAGTACAGAGTGTAGCGTCTGACATTAATCTTCTAGGTCTTGTAGATGCTATGAAATGGATACAAGATAACAACTATCAGAAAGAGATCATACCTTTTACCGTTGTTCACGACTCTATAGTCGCGGAAGTAAGAGAAGATCTAGTTGATACCTGGGCTCAGAATATGCGTAAGTCTATTCAGATAGATAGAGGAATTAGTATCCCTAACTGTCCTATTGATGTAGATTTCGAAGTAGGCAATAGCTGGGGAGAACTTGAGCCACTCAAAGTTTAAGGATATTGTTTTTCCTTTTTTTGCGAGAAAACATAATCCATATTCTGTAATATACAAAAAAGATAAGGTTCTTGTTAAGGTAGATCCCCACAGTAAGGTTACGTTTATAGACAATGTAACCCCAGAAAACAAGAATCTTTCTTATTTTGAAAGATTATCTAATTTTGATACTAGAGTATCTTTTGAGTTTACTTGTAGAAATTTAACTGAACTATTGAATGCCAAAGTTTATTGGGGTGTAGATAGTACTGGTAAAGTATTTGATTTAGTAAATAAAGAAAGATTTCCAACAAAACTAGCAAGAATTTGAAAAATTAAAGAAGGACTAATTTGGGTAAATTATGTTAGCTATCCGTTAAAAATACATAAAACTGTAGACTTAGAAAATGCTGATTTAGACGTACTAAAAGTAATACTACTCTACATTGATTATGAATGGGTTATCTATCAGTTTACCTATGATACAAAGATTAGTGAATACATAAACCTATGAAGATAAAAAACGCTACAATAAATGAAAAGTTAAGAATCTGCAAAGATGACATAGAAGATATAAGTGATTTTGAATCTCTATATCTCTATAATTACGGAGATGAATTCTTTTCATCTATTGAAGAGATTGATAACTATTATTTAGTCCCTAGTAATTCTATATTTAAGCTAGAAGTAGAAAACTTAAAAGATGAACGCATAAAAAAAGAAATTGAACCTCTACTAGAATTTAATGGTAAATTAAGGCCTGAGCAGTTAGAAGCTATCAGGCCTTTTTTTCCAAATGGAATAGGTATGAGAGGGCTTAACTCCGGGCTACTACAGGCACCGTGTGGGTGGGGAAAGACTTTTGCAGCGTGCAATCTCATAGCAGAAGCAAGTCTTACTACTATAATTATAGTGCATACTAAGCTACTGTTCTATCAGTGGATAGAAGAATTGAAAAAGTTAATACCAAATCAAGAAATTGGTATGATAGGCGATGGTAAGTTTAACCTTAAACCTATAACGGTTGCTATCTATAAAAGCGCCAACAATAATATAGAGGCTATAAAGAACGAATTTTCCCTAGTGATAGTAGACGAGGCACATCTGTGCCCAGCCGAAACCTTCTCGGAAACTGTAAATAATATAAATTCTAAGTATAAGATTGCGATTACTGCAACTCCTGCTAGAAAAGATGGTCACCATTTAGTATTACCAGATTATTTTGGAGATAAGTTAGTAGTCGCTAAAGATAGTAGAAAATTGGCAGATTGCCATTTTGAAATAGTTAAATCAGATATACCTTTTATGATATTCAATATCAATAGAGATTGGACTGCTAGGTTATCTGAACTAGGAGAAAATCCCAAGTATTTAAACTTAGTCGCAGAAAAAGCTAAAGAGAAAATAGCCGAAGGTAGATGCTTATTAATTCTGTCAGAACGAGTAGGTATGCTAAAAGAACTATTAAAACTAATTCCAGATAGTAAACTTTTGATCGGAGAAACTCCGCAAACCGAAAGAGATAAAATACTAAACTCTGCTGGAAAAGAAGTAAAAGCTATTCTCACCACTAAGATATTTGACGAAGGAATTAGTTGTCACCGTCTAGATACAATATTTTTAACTTGTCCTAATAATAATCCTATTAAACTAGAGCAGAGAGTAGGAAGAATTATTAGGTTACATCCAGATAAAAAAGATCCACTAATCGTAGATTTTTGGCTAAAAGGACATATAGTTCAGGCACAACAATCTAAGAGAGTTCAGTGGTATCTGATCAAGGGATTTAAACCGATTGAAGCATTTTAATTGGTACGAGTTAAAGTCGCGCAGTGATAATGTACCGGAAGGTATAATTACATTGACTTATGCTCTTAGTAAAGGATATAATTCAATTATAAGTTCTTCGGAGAGTTTATTGCTCTCCAGACTTAACATTGATCATATACCTCAAGTTTTATATAGGAAAAGACATATAGTTAAAAGTCTCTTTGGGATTATTAACAACTATGTAACTACAGAACCTCAATGTTATTTAGTCAATTTCGATTGGCTAAACGATAAAGAATCTGTCTACAATAAAATTGTATATATTTATGCACTGAGTCAAAGATCCATAAATAATAAAAATTTATATATTCCAGAAACTTATCTAGATGATAAATACTGGGATAATCCTTACTTAAAACATAAAGATCAAAAACTATGGTTCATACCAGAACTTACACATTTAAACCAATATAAAAAAGGAGAAACAACAAATGGTAGCATGGGATCAGGCTAAAAAAGAAACAAAAGGAGATCGCAAGGTAATCGAGCGTCTAACAATAGTAGGAGATACTAAGGTTAGATTCGTGGGAGAAGTTCTTCCTCGTTACGTTTACTGGGTAATCACTAAAGAGGGAAAGAAGATGCCGGTAGAATGCCTACAGTTCAACCGTCAGTCAGAATCTTTTGACAGTAATGCAAAAGACCCAATGAAGGAACTACCTCCAGATATCTATTCTGAAAAGCCACAGTTCGCTTATGTCTGTAACGTACTAGACAGAAGCGATGGTAAAGTCAAGCTATTCGACGTCAAAGCAACTATTTACAAGCAAATTGTAGACTATGCTCGTAACCCAGAATATGGTAACCCCGCAGACCCAGAAAAGGGATACGACATCACAATCAAGAAAGAGAAGACAGGTCCTCTTCCTCAGAACGTAAAGTATACCTGTGTACCTGCTAGAACAAGCAAGGCACTGACTGCAGAAGAACGTGCTATTGAGCTTTACGAAGTATCAAAGATGTATAAGCGCCCAACTTACGAAGAGCAGAAGAAGTGGCTACTAGACAACACCATGTTGTTTAGCACTATAACTGACAATTCTCTATCACCAGAAGGAGTAGAGGATCTTAATTAATGGGTAAGGTATCAAAACTAGCAGAGATGATACCTAACGGTAAACCCTCTGTAACACCTGACCCAAATAATCCGGGGCAGATGCACATAAACATTGAAGAACTGCAGAAACACAACCTGTTTTTTGCAACTCCATGTTATGGTGGACAGCTAACAGATCAGTTTTTCTTATCAATGTTTAGGCTTACTCAAGCTCTAAATCATTACAAGATTAATTACAGAATCACTACTCTTAGAAATGAGAGCCTAGTGCCTAGAGCTAGAAATATCTTAACAGCAATGTTTCTAGAGAGTGATTGCTCTCACCTAATGTTCATAGATGCAGATATTGAATTCGAGCCAGATTCAGTAATCAGAATGTTAGCAATGAATAAGCCATTAATTGCAGCAGCTTATCCTAAGAAAACAGTTGATTGGGAGAGTGTAAGAAGAGCAGCTATCGAAGGAAAAGAGGATATCTCTAAGTACAGTGCTCAATATGCTATAAATCTTAAGTTCAAAGATCCTAGAACTAGAGAACTTAATGTAGATAACGGAGCTATAGAAGTAATGGATGCTTCTACCGGATTCTTCATGGTGCAAAGAGTTGTCTTTGACAAGATGATTCAAGCATATCCAGAACTACATTATAAAAATGATAGTTCTATTGATCCTAAGTTCAATCCATTCTGTTATTCTTTCTTCGATACTATTCATGATCCAGATGATAACAGATACTTATCAGAAGACTATACTTTCTGTCGTAGATGGCAGAAAATAGGCGGTAAGATTTGGCTTGATCCTAGCACTAGACTAAGTCACGTAGGGGCATTCACTTTCCCTGGAGACGTGAGCAGGATATTTGACAGACGTTAACCGCGTTGTGTCTCTCCGAGACAGCGTGGGAGTTCTTGTAATAATACTCCCACGTTAACCGCGTTATGTCTCTCCGAGACGGCGTGGGAGCTCTTGTAATAAGACACAAGACTCCCACG